CCTTCCACGATCTCGAACTTGGTCTTCACGTTCTCCCCCGTATCGAGCATGAACTGCCCACGGGCGTAAAGATTCTCCACGTATATACCATCGCCCTCCAGCCTCCCGAAATAAGGCGTTACCAGACCGTTCATGTTTCCCACCCTTACCTTCACGCAGTTTTCCGGATCGGTCTTCATTCCCCGGATCACGTCCATGTAGGGCGTGCCGAACTCATCCACCGTGGTGATCTTCATGATGCCGCTGCGGGTGGAGTTATCCGGATTGTCCACACGGCAAAGGGTATCCCTCTTGGCTATGTCCGACAGATTTCCCACGAAATTCGTGAAACGGAGCCAGTCCAGACGGTTCTCGCCGTCGGAGAGGTCCCCTACGGCCACTTCCACCACCTTCAGCTCGTACGACTTGGTCATCTTGTAGTCGTTCTGCAAGGTAGGATCGCCTTGAAACTGCTGTACCATGAGGATATCGCCTTCCCGGAACGGGTTGTACAACCTGCCTCCGTCGGTATCCAAGTAGATCCGGCCGGTCTCCGGGTCGTAATGATCCACCTCCATCATTCCGGCGAAGATGCGGTTATCATTCTCGCCAAGCAGTTGCGAGACCACGAACGTATATACTTTAAGCTCGTTGCGTACCGAGATCGAATCGATCTCCAGCTTGTATTTAGTCTCCTCCACACCGGCGGCGTTCGTCACCTTGTAAGGCGCTATCATGAATCCCGTCCCGTTCGGGAAACCGGAGGCGAATGTAGGAGAGGATAGGGAACCGGCGAACATGGAGTCATGCTTCACCTTCAAGTCCTTCACCCATGCCGTGCCGTCGGCGAAGACACGGAAACCGTTCTCGTGCTTGAAACTATCTGCGTCACGGTCTGAGTAGATGGAGGATTCCAGTCCGGCAAGGATGATATCCTTCTCGAACGTGATATTACCCGCCGCCATATCGTCGATGTCCTTGCGAAGGTAACGCAGGTCCAGATCCTCGATCGCTAGGATCTCGCAGGTATCCAAGGCCGTGACATGGCCGAAGCCGTCCAGCATGACGGAGGATATCGCCTGCTTCCTCGCGGCCTCCACGCTCTCCGCTATCGACGTGTCCGCATGGGATACCCTATACGCATATCGGCTCTTCTCTATCATGATACCCACTCCCTCTCGAAGCTCTATGGCCGTAGCATCTCCTCCTTCGGAGGAGCCTGCATAGGCTCCATAGATGGGGTATGTACCCCCACCTACGGCATCCAACACCTTACCCGTGCGAGGAAGGGCTTTTTTGCGTGTCAATCTATGTATAACATCGCTCATATCCACTAACCACAATTTTGTCCGACATTTCTATTCATAAGGGATGCCACTCAACTTAGCAGTGTCATCAGAATACCCGACCGCCGTCATCAGAGTCTTCGCTTCCGAAAAATTCAGAGTACACCCGACGACCAGATATGTTCCTGATAAGATGGGATCGTAAGACACGTAACCCAGCGCCGGATTGCCGCCCATTTTTACATTTACCGATATTTTCTCGTTTTTGGTGGTAAAATTCGAATGGACCGTGCACATCAGCAATCTCTCTAGGATATCAGTCTGGCCCGCCCGGGTATAAGATAACTGGAACTCAAAGCCGCCTGCCGTCTTTCTCAATATATTGCCCTTGCCAATAGGAACCTTTCCCTCGTTGGCGGAGATGCATTTCAAGGTGATGTCATCGAAATCACTCGCCACCTTCCTGTTCACGTAACTCTTGAACTCGTAATCCTCCGTGTCAAGCTTTTCGCCCTTATCATCCTCCAACTCCAGGCTCACATTATCTATAAGGATGTTTTTCACCCTGTCCGGTGGAAACACGTCAATGCCGTCCAAGGTAGGATTGGATACGATACAATACCGTAATCTCATGACCATGTATCCGCTAGACAGGGGAACGGGTACCCTCGTCCCGTCCGTCTGGTCCTTCCTCGATA